ACCCCAGACAGGGACTGGCTATAGGTATAGGCATTCGACAGATAGCCTTGCGCCGTATCGTTACCCCATGTCGCGCTTCCCCCAAGGTCAGCGGCCACGATGGTGTATCCCGACTCCGCAATCGCTTTGAAAAACGGAATACGCGAGGAGATATACATCCAGTCAGACGCGCCCGCGCCCGCCTCAACACCATGCACATGAAGCACGGCGGGCTTATCCGGCCAGTAAACCGAAGGACGGACGAGGACATCGCTCTCGCCGGATGCGTATCTGGATCTTCCGTGACTAGTCCACATCAGCAGTTCACCACTTGGATATATGGCCGGTCGGTCGGGTCGCCGAATACCTCGGCCGTGCCCGCCCCAAAAGCAGCCGTCGTCAGCACTTGTAGCTTTGCAACGTGCGATGTGCCTGGAGTAAAGGCTGATGGACGGAATTGACGAGACAGGCCGTAATACAGAGTGCTTTGGGTCAACAACTGACCCACCGGGGAGCCGTCCAGAACCAGCGCGAGGCGCGTGAACTCGCCCGACAACTGGTTACGAAGGGTTGCTCCGTAATTGATGCTGACTGGCCTCTCGCCGGCAGTGAAGGTGATGGACATTCCGGGCACATCGACCAAGGTCAGCGACGTGGTAGTGAACGTGCTGGACCTTTCGGCGTAACCCAGTTCATTACCCGCACCACCTATTACCGACCACGCCGTGCCATTGGAACGGTAAGTCTCTCGTACGTCGGTGGCGTAATAGATCAACCCAGAATTGCCCGAGGCGGAAGGCCGCGCCGAATAGAGACCGGTGCTGAAGTTGTTGGTGCTCGCCAGCGTTCCGCCACTCAGCGAAAGCCCGGCTCCTACCGTGATCTCTTCCGGCGCACCCGTGCCAGCCGTCGTCCGGCCCAGAAGTCGGCCGGTGCTCATGGTCAGGCCAGAGGATCCTATCGACCCCGCAGACGCAGGCGTATAGCCAAGCGCGGCAATGATGGCTGCCGAATCGCCAAGCTCGATATACCGAGAATCGAAGTCCACCCCATCGGCATCGGCCGTCAGAACGTGGCCGAACTGGTCGAAGGTTAGCGCGATGTTCTGGATGACAAAGCCGCCAGAGAACGAAGTAGAAAGGTCAATGACCGATGACGTGTCGCCATGCGAAACGACAACGTCGTCACCAACCTGCTCAACCTCAATCCCGTCTCCGGCAATGACATTCCCCGAGCCCGACGGACCCGGAGGACCTTCAGGGCCAGGAGGACCCGGTGGACCGTTACCGCCTGGATAGCCTTGGTCGCCTTTCTCGCCCTTGAGGTTTACGAACGGTCCCCACGTCCCATCCGGTTCCTCAAACCGCAGAGCCGTTCCGCGCCATTCGTGATCGGGCATAGGACCCGTAGCGCCGTCTTGTCCGTCTACGCCGTCCCGTCCGGCTGGACCGCGAGCGCCGTCCTTGCCGTTGGTGCCGTTTAACCCATCCTTGCCATTGACACCATCCCTTCCAGGCTCTCCCTGCTCGCCTTTCGGGCCTTCAAGGTCAACGAACTCGCCCCACGTTCCATCCGGGTTCTGAAAGCGAAGGTTGGTTCCAACCCAATCGTGCTCTGGCGCCGGACCAATGGGTCCCTGCTCCCCGTCGCGGCCGTCTTTGCCATGCGTTCCGGGGATTCCGTCCTTTCCATCTCTCGGACGGTAATGGCTCATGCGATGCCCGGCATCCGGTAAGGAAAGAGAAGCCCAATCGCGGTACGACCGAACGGATAGCCATATCCGAACTGCGCGTCTACTTGGTCCTCGGCATCGTTTTCTCGATAACGGTAATGTCGTGCGACTTCAATCATGCACGCCAGCGCCCACTCCTCCGGAAGTTCGACCTCAGGCATGTCGTTAGAGTCCACTGGGATTTCTCCAGTGGAGTCCACGTAGTCAGCGGTGTAGACGTAATTCAGGATGGCATGGCTGACCGCCCTGATAAGCGAGATCAGATAGGCGTCATCAGGATTACCCTGCGAACGCGTCTGGAACCTCGCCTGCTCAAGCGTGATGAGCATCATGCCTTAGCCCTCGCGTCTCGCCCCTTGCGCACGGCAAGCCGCCAGCCGGTGAAGTCCTTACCGATGGGGCCGGGGTTGTCCTCTTGGCAGATCCAGAAGTCGCCGCCCTTGGTAACACCATGGCCGCGAAGGTACTTCTCGCTCTCGCGGTAGGGTCCACGGTCCACAAAGGCCGGAACATGGAACGGGAAGGTTTTCACCTTGTCGCCCGTCTTCATGGTGAACTCGCCAGTGCCGTCGGCATTCATCACGAAGTCGACATGATCCGGACTCCATCCGTCGTTTCCGTCGCGACCGTCGTAACCGCGCTCGCCCGGATCGCCCTTCGGACCCGGCTGACCGTCTCGCCCGTCGCGGGGGGCAGGGCGCTCTTCCAACGCCTTGACCCGAAGCGCAAGCTCATCCACCGCAAGGGTGACGACTTCTCCGGGATCACCCTTCTCGCCCTTCTCTCCGTCCTTTCCGTCAACACCATCCTTCGGAGGCGGGCGGTCTTCCAGTGTTTTCAGCCGGGAAGATAGGGACGCGATCAGATCGTCTCGCTCCTTGAGTTGGGCTTTGACGATATCGGCAAGCTGTAACGCGACGGCGTTAGGGTCCATTGATTCTCTCTAGGAATGCGTTGACAAACGCGCGGGCCTGCTCTTCCTCGTCGGGAGTCGGCTCGGTTTCTTCTTGGGTTGGGGCGGGTGCTGGCGCGCTTGAGGCCGTTGCGAAAGGATCCTCCTTGGCGTCGCGCTTTGCCAGTGCGCGCAGCGAGTAGTTCTGCTGCTGCATATACACCTCGTCACCACCCTCAACCCTTCCATAATTCAGGCGACGGCGCGCCTCGTCCGGCTTGACCAGACCGCCACCCACGGCTTCAGCCAGTATGGTGACAAGGGATACTTGGTCCATACGAAGGAGGACTTCCTCGTCCAGATCGATACCCGTACCGGGCGCGACGTTCAGACCTTCGTCCTTGACGTACTCATAGTCCTCCACATACTTCTGGAGGCAGTCCGTCAGGTAAATCTGGTTCATGTCCGCAACCTTCTGCCCGGCCGGCAGCGCCTCAAGGCCGATCTTGAAAGGCGGGACATGGAAGGCGGCGCAAATGAACTTGGCCGACAGGTTGAACTGCTCGATCAGCTGCGCGTCCACAGAGGTCATGCGCATCTGTTCGAACGTCAAGCCGTCGCCAAGAACAGCGACCTTTCCAGAGTTCAGGCCGGTGTAATTCGATTCCCAGCTTTCCTTCAGGCGAGTGGCGGTGGTTTCGCTGATCGCGCCCGGCGCCGTCAAGATGCCCGACGGGTTGGAGGCATTCCCGAAGAACGTGGCCGAGTTGGACTGCATCTTCAGGCCAAGATTTCCCAGGCACCACGCCGCATACAGCGGAGGCAGGCCAATCAGAGGATGGGCAAGGCAGTTGTAGCGGTCGTGGATGATTTCCGACGCCGGCACCGTAACGGAATCATCCTGGACTCCGTTGAGGTTGTCATTGGAAAGCTGGTAGTACACATCCCCTGAAGGGGTGACAAGCGGCAGCACGCGGCATGGATCGAGGATGTAGAGACGCTGCACCACACCGCGCGCATCGCGCTCCTTGAGCGCATAGGTATTGCCGTACTGAAGCTTTGACAGCGCCCAGCATTCCTTAAACTGGACCTGATTCTGGTATGCATTGGGCTTGCGGATAACCGGGTCATACGCCGGGTTCGGCGTCTCGATCCAGATGCCGTCCTCATCCCTCACCATGTACCGCTCGCGGAGCTTGGAGAAGTCCGAGGCGATGAGGGTGATGCAGGCCCACAGAGGGGCATACGAAGTCGGGCGCTCGATGCAGCGCTCGTCGTTCTTCTGCCACGCGCCCGAATACCACTCTTCCACCCGCGTATGGAAGCCGCCAAACCAGCTTCCCCATGAGCCACGCGGAAATATCGGCTGCGTGTTGCGCGGCTCGGCGGTAATCAGTGCTTTCAGGCGGTTAAGCAGTCTCATTCGGCTTCCATGTCCCGGCGACGATACTGGCGCTTAGGCAGGCCGGTACGGGGCGAGATTTCTACATCCGGCTCCTCTACTTGGAATCGCTCGGAGCGTTGGGAATCCGCAACCACAAGAGGCGCCTCTACCTTCGTTTTCGGCTCGGCCAAAACGAATCGACCCTGCTTAAGCAGGGCGCGGCCCACTTGCTCATGGACCGTGATGACCTTCTTCAAGTTGGTCTTGGGACTGATCTTCATGTAACCCTCCCTAGAAAGAGGGAGCCCGAAGGCTCCCTCCGGTGTTGCTTAGCAAGTGGTCGGCATTCCGTCGACCCACTGGATGGCGCCCGAGCGACGCAGACCCCACCAGATGAAGCGCTCGGCGCGCAGGGCCACCGAGTTGGTCTGCCACATGCTCACGAACGGCGAGCCGTTGGACGTGACCGTGGCCGAGGTCGAACCGACCGGCGTATCGGACATTTCGATGGTCGCCTGTTCCGACGCGTCCAGCGTGACATTGCCGTCGTCGGCCAGCCAGACTTCCGATTCGTCCACCAGGATGAACGGCGCGCCGCCCGAACCACCGTTGTTGGCGAGGTACTGGGACACGCGGACCGGCACGCCCAGCAGCGTACCGCCGAACGGGGTCATCTCCGGGAACGAACGGTTGCCCAGTGCATCGACCGCGAAGGCCAGCATGCGCGCCACGGCCGGGGTGGTGTAATACGCCGGACGCGTGCCGAGGAAGGTGGTGTCCCACGGAGCCCACAGGGCGGCGATGGCACAACGAACCGAGCTCGGATCGCTGTAGTCAATCGGACCCGGAAGGGTGATCGGGGCAACGCCGTTCAGCAGGCCAGCCGGCGAGACGTTGGCAACCGCCGCCTTGTCCGGATCGAACAGGTCGAGGTCCACACGCTCGATGACCGTATCGGCCAGCGAGTCACGCACCAGCGCTTCGGCCGAGGGATCCGAGAAACGGATCAGTTCCTGCGTCAGCACCGAGATGGCGGCCACCTTGGTGAACGGAATGGTCGTGGCGTTGAAGTCGAACTTCGTGACCGGCTTGGACTTGCCCTGACCGACCCAGTTAGCCGAGCCGCCCGAAGTCTGGCCCGCGATGCGGACATTGAACGGCACGCGGCGGAAGTTAGCCTGACCGATCAGCGTACGCGCGCGCAGGTATTCGATGAAGTCACCCG